CCCCCGGGGCGCTGCGTCTGCTACGGGCGACCAGGGCGCTGCGTCTGCTACGGGCGAAGCGGGAGTCGCACTTGCGGCAGGGTTTGGCTGCAAGGCAAAGGGAGCGCTTGGGTGTGCAATCTGTGTGGTAGAGCGCGGTAATTGGGACGGAGAGACGTATCCTATTATCAACATCAAAGCAGCGATTGTAGACGGGGACATCATTAAGGCAGATACCTACTATATGCTGATAAATGGAGCGTTTGTCGAGGCATAAAAAGCGCCGCCAGAGAGGGGGGTTAGGATTGGACGTTAAACGATTTCGCCTGACCAACGGGTTAAAGGTCAAGGAGATGGTGGGCGTGCTCAGGGCGGAGTATCCGAGGTACAGCAAGATCACCCACAGCATGGTCGAGAATCCAGCCAGCTACGGAGTGAAGCTCTTGCCAGAGGCGGAGCAGGTGTTGCGCGATATGCTGGAGCGGCCAGACCACCGCACAGGAGATCGGCACCGTAACAGGTATCGGTTGTCTTGCCGGTTGACAGAGAGCCGGTACAGCGCGGTTAAACAGGCGATAGAGGCAGACGGCAGGTGGCCCACTGTGCAGGCGTGGCTCGACTGGTGGATCTACGTCTGGCTCAAAGGACAAGAAAAAGCCGCCCTCCGCGGTGCGAACACGGAAGACGGCAACAAAGAAAATATCCCTACGGATAATCTATCACAGAAAGGCGGTGGTGTCAATGCTGGAACATCCTGATGTGGCGGAAGCCCGGCGCAGCGGATGGCCCCGAGGGGCGGCGCAGGAGAATCAGGACAGCCCGGAGTGGAGGGCGGGATATGCGGAGGAGCACTTCTCCGATTTTCTGAGCTTTGCCCAGGCGGGCCAACCTGATATCCTGGATGAATTTATTGCGCACTACCGTTGGGAATACAAAAGCTGGCTGAACTGAGGAGGGGTAAAGTGAACATTTACGAAAAAATAGCATCCATTATGGGGGATATCCAGTATCTCGCAAAGGACGACAAGGTGGAGTTTAACAAGACCAGCTATCGCGCGTTGTCGGAAGAAAAAGTAACCTCTATCATGCGTGCGGAGCTGCTGAAGCACAAATTGGTCGTGTACCCAGTGGCCCAGACCACGAATCGTGCGGGCACGATTACCCACGTAGATGTGACGTATCGGATGGTCAATGTGGAGGACCCCAAGGAATACATAGAGATCGCCTCTTGCGGAGACGGCGCGGACACGCAGGATAAGGGGAGCGGGAAGGCGATGACGTATGCCTTTAAGTACATGTGGCTTAGGACCTTTGCATTGCCGACCGGAGAGGACCCTGACAAGATTTCCAGCGCGGAGCTGGACGAGAAAGAGAAAAAGCCCGGAAACCGCGTCCCGCCGGATGGCGATATGCCTGTGTACTGTGAGGAGTGTGGCGCCCGTTTCCCCGACTACTGGGACGGGGTGCAGCTCATTAAGGCGGCGGTCAAGGCGGATGTCCAGCGGCAGAAATACGGAGGTCGGGCATTGTGCTCAAAGTGTGGTAGAGTGGAGAGCAACCGCAGGGCGGATGCTGGCGCATGATACTGACCTGTGACAAGGCCCGTTGGTATGAGGACAGTGAGGGGTTTTGGGCGGCGTTCCGCACACGGGACCGGGCGTCTGCCGCCAAGATAGCCGAGCAGATGGACGGCGCTTGGGTGGTGGAGGCCAGAAAACAGCCACGGAGGCGCAGTCTGGATGCTAACGCCTACCTGTGGGTGCTGCTGGACAAACTTGCGGCGGCATTAGGCCAGACCAAGGAGGAGCTGTACCGGGGGTTTATCAGGGAGATTGGGGTCTTCCGGGATTTCCACCTTGCGCCGGAGGAGGCAACCACCTTCGAGGTGGCATGGTCCCGCCTGGGCACCGGGTGGATCACAGAACAGGTTGACTATACCCATGATGGGGAGCAGGTGGTCATCCGGGCCTATTACGGCAGCAGTCAATACAACACCAAACAGATGACCCGCCTCATCCGCAGCGTGGCAGAGGAGTGCAAAGCGCAAGACATAGAGACGATGACACCGGAGGAGCTGGCTGGTCTGATGGACCGCGGGGAGGCTGGATGATGGATAGCATTCTACAGGGCGATACGCGAGAGTGCTACATCACAGGAGCAATAGAGGGACTTCACAGACATCATATTTATTTCGGCAATCCTAACCGCAAAATCAGCGAGGCAAACGGTTTCTGGGTATGGCTCCGCTGGGACTGGCACAATGGGGCCGAGTATGGAGTACATTTTAACCGGGATTTGGACTTGAGGCTTAAGCGGGAGTGCCAAGAGAAATACGAGGAGACCCACAGCCGGGATTCATTCCGCCGGCTGATCGGGAAAAGTTATTTGTAGGGGGATTAAGCATGCTCAATAATGTCGCTCTAATGGGGCGTCTCGTCAGGGACCCGGAACTGCGGCGCACGCAAACCGGGACCGCCGTGTCATCGTTTACACTGGCCGTGGACCGGGACTTCAAGGACAAGGAGACCGGGGAGAAGAAGGCGGACTTCATCAATGTGGTCGCCTGGCGCTCCACCGCCGAGTTTGTCTCCCGGTATTTCACCAAGGGCCGTATGGCCGTCGTGGAAGGCCGTCTCCAGATCCGGGATTACACGGACCGGGACGGCAATAAGCGCACCGCCGCAGAGGTAGTGGCCGGCAACGTCTATTTTGGCGACTCCAAGCGGGACGCAGAGGGCGGCGGCTACGGCGGATATGCTGCGCCTCAACAACCGGGAGACGGATTCGCCGAGTTGGAGGACGATGACAACTCACTCCCATTTTAAGGGAGGGCAAAAATGAAACGGGACCAATTTACGTTTTACAGGAGCTATTACGAGGCCCTTAAAACGCTGTCTCTCAGGGACTTCAAGGCGGCGGTCTTGGCGATCTGTGCGTATGCGCTGGACGGAGAAGCGGAAGAGCTCTCAGGAGTGCCTAACACTGTTTTTACGCTGATCCGCCCAACATTGGATACAGGGCGGAACAAGGCCGCAAACCGTAAGAACAAAGCAAGAACAAATCAGGAACAAACCAACAACAAAACGGAACAAACCTGTAAGGAGGGGGAGAGAGAGGGAGAGGTAGAGAGAGAGGTAGAGGTAGAGAGAGAGAACGATAGTTTAAAAATATCTCCCCCTGTCGGGGGAGATACAAAAGCCGCCGCCGTCATTGCCGATTACTTGGACCGGGTAAACCCGGCTGCCTCCCCGGCGTCGCTGGAAGAGCTGAGCGGGTATGCCCGGCGCATGGGAGAGGCGGTATGCAAGCGGGCGTTTGACGTTGCGCTGGACAGCAAAAAGGCCACATGGCCGTACATACGGGCCATTTTGAGGGACAAAGAGGCCAGAGGGGTGAAATGCCTGGCAGACTGGGACAGGCTCGAAAAGGCCGAACGTCCATCCACCGGCAAAGGCAAGGGCCCCAAAAGCGGGTATTACGGGGGCACTGGCGATGATGCGGAGAAAATCGAAGGCGATCTGGACTGGATGGAACGATATCTGGAGGCGAAAAAGCAGGATGAGCGGGAAAATGAGCCGTGAAAAGGGCAAGCGAGGAGAACGGGAATGGGCGCGCTGCTGCCGGGACAACGGGTATGATTGCCGCCGCACCAGCCAGTATTGCGGACAGTCTGGAGACGCCTCTGATGTTGTGGGCCTGCCCGGTATCCACCAGGAGGTCAAACGGGTGGAGCGCCTTGACCTGTACGGGGCTATGCTCCAGGCCAAGAGAGACGCAAAGCGTGGGGAGATACCGATTGTGGCGCATCGGAAAAATGACCACAGGTGGGTCGTTATCATGGACGCCGAGGATTGGTTTGCGCTCTACGGCGCGTGGGAGATGGAGCGGTGAAAGATTACCTTGGTTTTTGGGGAGACCGACCGGGGCAGACACCGGCTGACGAGATCAAGGGCGCTCACAGGCCATGGCTGGAGGCGGACAAGCCCTATGAGGCTTACCACCAGGCAGAACCGCAAGAGAGCATTGACCGGTGTCTAACATGCAAAATCCGGAGGAGGTATTGCCACGGCAATGGCGTCGGATGCAAAGACTACGAGACACGCGGCGGGTCAAACCGAGGGAGAAAGAGGGCGGCAGGATGACCTGGAAGATGATCGAGGGCTACCGATGCCCTTATCGCATCAGCGACCAGGGAGAGGTGCAGAGGCAAACGAAGGATGGGCGTTGGGTACGGGTGAGTGCTCATCTGTCACGAAACCGGGCCTATCTGACACTCAGAAAGGCTGACGGTATTCCGCAGAAAGTGGCGGTGGTGCGGCTTATGGATACCTACTTCTTTGGGGGCAGGGCAAAACGGGATAACATGCACCTCATGCACAAAAACGGGGCCAAGATGGACTGCGCAGTTGAAAATCTGGTCATCACCACTAAGAAGGAGATCGGGAAGCACTGGGGCGGCACCGGGAGGCGAAAGGCAGTTGTGCGGCGCGACCGGAACGGCGCGGAGACGATGTACAAAAGTATAACTGCTGCGGCAAAGGCAAACGGAATTAGCAGGACTGGGCTATGCAGGCGGCTCAACGGTAAGACACAGGACCCAAGAGGGTATCGATTTGAGCGGCTGGATTAGCATGGACATCGCCGTGCTTTGTGTGCAGCTCGGCAATCTTCATGTGGCGGAAACGACACGGGCTGGTATCCCGTGTTAGGCGGAAAGGAGAGCTTGCGGATGTACATTGTGAGCGCGAATCAGTCCCAGGTGGTTGATTCGGCTTTTGTGGAGCGTTTTGTCCTGGTTGAGAAGCCAGATGCGGTGATCTTAGCGGCAAGTTACAACGACACGCGCCTGCCTGTGACCCTGACCAAGTTCTGCACGATGAGCGAGGCACGCAATACCCTGTTAGACCTCGCAAACGCATTGGGCGGCGGCCAGACGGTATACCATCTACAGGACTATCTGGCGGATGGAAGCATGACCTGGAAGCGGGATGCGCGGGTCAAAAGGAGAGGAGGGTCCTGATGGACATTGATAAACTGATTGAGGCTGTGAGACTGTGCGGCAGCTCGCCAACAATCTATCAGTGCGAGGCGTGTGCCTACTATACGGGCGGAGATATGGGGGCGTGTATACCGGAGATGACGGCACAGGCCCTTGGCACCACGCCAGACCGCCTCCGAGAGCTGGCCCAGGCGGACCGGGAAAAGAACGACCCGTTGACGCTGGACGAGCTGCGGGGGATGCGCGGGAAATGGGTCTGGGTTGTATCTCCAGACAAAGATTTGACCGTGTCCGCATGGGCATACGTTGGGGCAAATCATGTGTTTACATACTGGGAGTATGATAATGACGAACTGGTCGGGCGTGTGGTATACAACCTGTGCGACTATGGAGCTTGGATTGCCTACCGCAACCCGATTAAAACGGTTATGCCGGGGGAGGAACAGCATGGAGTGTAAATGCGCAAAATGCGGAGAAGTACGGGAAATCGTCTGTAGAGTAGATGGTGAGCCGTGGTGTGAGGAGTGCTTGTACAAAGCGTTGGGATTGATATTGGACAAAGCGTTGGGATTGATAGAGGAGGCAAAGCAGGCCAAACATGGACATCGGACTCATTGATGTGGATGGTCACAGTGGGTTCCCCAATTTGGCGTTGATGCATTTGTCCGCATGGCACAAGGCGAGAGCCGACGCTGTGGAGTGGTGGGATGGGTTTAAAACCTACGACCGGGTATACATGAGCAAGGTATTTACGTTTTCATCGGACGTGGAGACCGTCATCCGGGCGAATGAGGTGATCCGTGGCGGTACCGGGTACAAGGACTATGGCAGTCTGCCGCCGGAGATAGAGGCAACCTCACCGGATTACAGCATGTATCCACACGTAACGCATGCGGTCGGATTTTTGACAAGAGGTTGCATCCGTAATTGTCCGTGGTGTATTGTGCCACGCAAAGAGGGGGAGATACGCCCGGCCTCCACCTGGGAGGAGATCAAGCGGCCTGACAGCCGTGACCTGGTGCTATTGGACAACAATGTCCTGGCCCATCCGCATGGCCTGGAGCAGATCGATAAGATGGGGCATGCGCAGGTACGGGTAGATTTTAATCAGGGTTTGGACGCCCGGCTAATTACGCCGGAGATTGCCAGACTGTTGTCAAGGCTGCGGTGGATACGGTTTGTGCGCCTGAGCTGCGACACGGCGTCTATGCTCCCGGTGATCGAGCAGGCGGCGGCCTATATGAGGGAGGCGGGGATTGCACCGTCACGATTTTGGTGCTACATGCTGGTGAAGGATGTGGACGAGGCACACCGGCGTGCGCTGGCACTGGACAAGCTTGGCATTACCCCGTTTGCGCAGCCGTACAGGGATTATGACGGCGGTGAGCCGACTACAGAGCAGCGCAGGTTCGCGCGATGGGTCAATATGCGGGCCGCGTTTAAGTCGTGTAAATGGGAGGACTTTAGAGGGTGATCATCTTGACAGATCATATTAGCAATCAGCATGCCAAAGCCGACGCCGGAAAGCCGCGCCCCACGCTGGTACCGGTCTCGCTGATCGAGGCCGTGGCAGCGGTACGCATGTTTGGGTGCGCCAAGTACCACGATCCGGACAACTGGCGTCAGGTTGAGCCGCAGCGCTACAGGGATGCTTTGTACCGGCACTGGTTGGCTTATCTCAAAGGCGAGCAGTGCGATCAGGAGAGCGGATTGCCTCACCTGTGGCATTTGGCCTGCAATGCGGCGTTTTTGATCGAGATGGAGGGAATGCTATCAGAGGGGAGAAAAGCCGCCCCTGTGATGGGGCGGCTTGGTGCGGGGGGGATGCGCGGTAGAGCGCACATTACAGCAGCTCCCTCACATCCACGCCCAGCGCGTCCGCAAGGGCCAGGGCATTGGTAAGGGTGACGTTGCCCATCTTACCCTCGCCCTGCTCGATGCGCTGGATCTGTCTTTTATTGACGCCGGACCGCGCTGATAGCTCGTCGAGGCTCATGTGCTCACGGCGGCGGGCCCACTCCAGATTTGTGATTGGCTTATTGCGGCAGTCGTGTCCGTAAGACACCAGGGAGCAGACGGTGCAGTCGCCGTCTGCCCGGATGCAGTCTCCATATTTCCGTCTCATTTGATCACCTGGTTGTAGTATCCGTGCTCACCGTCGTTACCGAGCCGCTCCACGTCATCCAGACTATATCCCCTAAAATACTTGATTTGAGGTGGAACTCCCAGGCCGGGGAGGTCATGGTGATGCTTGTACAGGTAACGCATAAGCTGTATTTTGACAGGCTCGGTTAAGTCATCCGGGATGCCGCCAGGCGCGGAAGCGTCCAAGTGGAGATATCCATCTTGGGCTTTGCGGTCATCGGACACGACATCCCATCCGTCCTCAGAAAACTTGACTACTGCTTTCCCGCCGAAGTAGGACATAGCGATAAGAGTGATTTCATTGGCTTTTTCCATTTTACATCCTCCTTTTTTGTTGCCATCGTGAGTTTCGGGGTGAGATTTCTGTTTTTAGATTTCGCTTTGCCATGCTTCAAATTTTGCGATCATCGTATCATCTGATACTCTGTAATATTCCACGACAATCCTCAAGTCCCCGGTCCCAGTGGCGGGCTCAACTTTCTCCCACCAGTCCCAGCCAAAGTCTCCTTGTACGTCCTCCTCGGCGGCTACGTCTACAAGCTTGTCGCTGTATATCTCCTCGTAGTTATATCCGCTTCCGTCAACCCACTCTTTAATCGTGATAACTTCTCTTACTTCCATTTTTTTCTCCTTCTGCCCTCGTAACCTCCGGGGTGGGACGTTTCCTGCGTTAATATTGCCAGGTGATTTTTTGCTCGTTATCCATATCGACCCAAGCAAGTTTATAGGTCTTCTGGAGGTCATCTCCATGATAGCCGCTAACCGTGACATATACCCGGTGCTTCCCGTAGTTTTTCCACTCGCGCGCGTCCAACTTGTAGCTGTCATAGTAGCTCATAATTTTTTCCGCTTTACCCGTCAGGGTCTCGATAGTCTCATCCGTCAATCCGTATTTCTCCATTTTTGCTCCTCCTAATTTTGATTTGCCCGGTCCCTTGCTGTGATTATATTATACGCCAATATTACCTAGTTGTCAATACAAAATGCTAAAATTATCTGATATTTTTTTAGGAGGGGTGGCCGTTGGATGAGTTTCCTGAGAGGCTGAGGAGGCTGAGGGAGAGCAGGCGTCCAGTACGGAGTATGACGGTGACATCACAGTTGATGGGGCTAAGCCCTGACGCTTTGCGTAAATATGAGAGGGGTGAGGTAGAGCCCAAAATGACCGCTCTAAAATTGATCGCGGCATATTATAACATTAGCCTAGATGAACTTTGTAAGGGGGGGATGAATAAACCTTAAATTTTTATAATCTCACAGAAAATATTGCGCACTCATAAAGTTTTATGAGCGGAAACCAGCATCTATGCGACAATGGGAGCGTGGGGGCGAATGCCTCCCGCTCCCTCTCCATTTCCTCCTTTCCCATCGCCGGGCCTCCCTCCCGGCAACGGCCCGCAGGCAAAGCCGTAAACCTGCAACATAGCCCGTAAGGGCTATATGCCGCCCTTACCCGCATGAGGATATGGACGGCCCTATGGATGTGCCCCGAGCTGCGGCGGGTGGCCCGCAGCAAATCAGGAGAGGGCGGGGAGCGGGGTCCGCTCTCTCCTCAATAAAATGAAACTATATGAGAGGTGGCGATTATGGCTGCACGGCTGACAGATAGGCAGAAAAAGAAAATAATTGCTGACTATATGGCCGTTGAAAGCTATAACGCTGTCGCTAAGATGAATGGAGTGTCGAAAGACACAGTAAAGCGAATCATCCAGAATTGCGAAAATTTCGCCCAAAAAGCGCAACAGAAAAAAGAGGACAATACCGCCGACATTATAGCGTACATGGAAAAGCAACGTGGTGTGGTGTGTGAGATCATCGGCAAGGGCTTGAACGCGCTGAACACGCCGGAGAAGCTGGCAGAGGCAACACCAGCCCAGATCACCACGGCAATCGGCACTCTGATCGATAAGTGGACGGCAATCAGCGGCGGGCCGGGAGAGGTAGCGAAAGAGGACGGGCTCAGCCAGAGTCTGAGAGAATTGGCTGAGGAGTTGGAGAGCGATGATTAGCGCAAAGCAGAAGAAAATTCTCGCCTTCCCCTATTCCAAGTACGACGCCCTTATCTGCGACGGCGCGGTTCGTTCCGGCAAGACCTCTATCATGATGTGGGCATTTGTGGACTGGGCCATGCGGGAGTTTTCCGGCCAGCGGTTTGGCATTTGCGGTAAGACGGTGGACAGCGCAAGCAAGAATATTATCGTGCCGTTTATCGCCATGACGCTGGCAAAGGAGCGGTACACCATCCGCTGGCGGAGGTCGGAGAAGATTCTGGAAGTCCGCCGGGGAGCTGTGACGAACTGGTTCGAGGTGTTCGGCGGAAAGGACGAGAGCAGCGCCGCCCTCATTCAGGGCCGGACGCTGGCGGGTGTTCTGCTGGACGAGGTGGCGCTGATGCCGGAGAGTTTCGTCAACCAGGCGCTGGCCCGGTGTTCAGTCGCCGGGGCGCGGCTGTGGTTCAGTTGTAACCCGGACAATCCCAATCACTGGTTTTACAAGGAGTGGATACAGAGACGGGAAGCACACAACGCACTGTATCTGCACTTCTCCATGGATGACAACCCATCACTGTCCGAGGAAACAAAGGCCCGGTATCACAGCATGTATTCCGGCGTGTTTTACGAGCGGTATGTGCTGGGGCAGTGGGTGCTGGCCGAGGGATTGATTTACCCGATGTTCGGACCAAATTGCATTACAGAAGAGACACCGGAGAGCGGCGTGTATTATATCTCCATCGACTATGGCACACTGAATCCGTTTTCCGCTGGCCTGTGGTGTGTGACGGACAAAGAGGCGGTGCGCATCCGGGAATATTACTACTCCGGACGGGATACGCAGCAGTCCAAGACGGACGAGGAATATTACATGGATCTGGAGCGGCTGGCCGGTGAGCTTCCGATAGAAACAGTGGTTATTGACCCGTCTGCTGCGTCTTTTATCGAGACCATCCGCAGGCATGGCCGGTTTTCGGCGAGAAAGGCGAAAAACGATGTAGTCAATGGGATTGTGACCACGTCACGCTACCTGAAAAACGGGAAAATCAAGGTGCATTCCTCCTGCAAGGATGCAATACGGGAGTTTGGCCTTTACCGCTGGGATGACAAGGCCCAGGAGGATAAGCCAATCAAGGAGAATGACCACGCTATGGACGAAACCCGCTATATGGCGGAGACAATTCTGAGACATAAATTTGCGGTTGACGATGGGGAAAGGCCGATACTGCCGCTGTAAGGTGGGTTGAGATGCTGACATACCAGAATTTTTTAGAAATCAAAGATGACGCCAAACGGCGGACAGACTTTGTGCTGAACGTCATCAACGAGCACAGGTCGAATCGGATGTACAAGACAGCTGTGGCCGCCGATGAATACGACGCCGAGCGGAATGTAACGATTTTGGAGTTTGTGCGGACGCTGTTTTCTGCAAACGGGCAGAAGCTGACGGACGAGACGGCGTCCAATATGAAGTTGACCAGCAACTATTTTGCCCGGCTGAATACTCAACGGTGTACCTACAGCCTGGGCAATGGGCTGACCTTTCAGGAATCGTCTGTGAAAAAGAAGCTGGGCCCGGATCCGGACAAAAAGCTTAAGGACGCCGGGTATTATGGCATGATTCACGGGGTTTCATTTCTGTATTGGGCCTATGACCACATCCACACATTCAAGCTGACGGAATTTGCCCCATTGTGGGATGAACAGACCAGCGACCTGGGCGCGGGCGTCAGGTTCTGGCAGATAAGCCCGGACAAGCCCATACACGCGGTGCTGTACTCGCCGGATGGGTATATCGAGTATGAAAGCGAAACCGGCGGATCCACGAATCTGGCCCCCAAGACGGACAACTTTATCCCATACCGCATGACAGTGCAGACAACCCCGGCGGTGGGCGGGGACGTGGAAACGGCCCACAATTACGCTTCTCTCCCGATTATTCCACTGTGGGGAAGCCGCTTACATCAAAGTACGCTTGTCGGTATGCGGTCAAAAATCGACGCTTATGACAGCGTGCTGAGCGGATTCGCAAACGATATGACCGACTGTGCACAAATCTACTGGATTGTCAATAACGCCGGCGGCATGACGGAAAACGACCTGGCAAAATTCCGTGAGCGGCTGCTATACCGTCACATCGCCAATGTGAACGGGGACGACGGAGTCAGCATCACGCCGTACACCCAGGAGATTCCATACAATGCCCGAAAAGCGCTGTTAGAGCAACTGCATGGACAGATCTACAGCGATTTCGGGGCGTTGGACACCAAGAGCATTTCTGCGGCGGCAAAAACGGCCACAGAAATCAACGCCGCCTATCAGCCGCTGGATGAGAACGCAGACGATTTTGAGTATCAGGTCATCGACGCGGTGCAGAAGCTGCTGGCCCTCCAGGGCGTGGACGCTGAAAAAGCGACGCCGCAGTTCAAGCGCAACCGGGTGGCCAACCAGCTGGAACAGACCCAGATGGTGATGACGGCGGCCAACTATCTGGACGATGAGGCGGTGTTGAACCATCTGCCCTGGCTGACGCCGGAAGAAGCGGACGAGCTGCTGAAGCGCAAGGCGGCGGAGGAACTGGACAGAAGTATTGTGGAGCAAGATGCGCTTGAGGATGGTGTGACCGATGGCGACGAGGAACCGGAAGCCTGACGAAGGCCACCGCCTGACCGATATAGAGCTTGCCAAGCTGGAACGGCGCATTTCTTCTGTCTATGGCGATGCCGAGAAGGAACTGCAAAAGACCATTGACGATTACTTTGAAAGCTTTGCCAAGCGGGATAAAGAGATGCAAGACCTGATTGGCACCATCCAGAATGGAAAGGAATGGACGCAGGCCGACTATCAGCAATGGCGTCTGGCCCAGATAGGCCGTGGGGAGCGTTTTAAGGCCCTGCGCGACAAGGTGGCCCAGCGGTATACCCAGGCAAATGAAACGGCTGTGAGCTACGTTAATGACGCTACGCCGGGTATTTACAGCCTGAACCGCAATTATGCCGCATACACCATTGAGAGCGTTGCCGGAGACGTTGGCTTTGACCTGTGGGACGAGCAGACGGTGAAGCGGCTGATTGTGGAACAACCTGATCTGATGCCTTACTACCCGCCGAAGCGGGCGGTAAAGCGGGGTATTGACCTGGCATATGGCAAAAAGCAGATCACGGCCAGTGTAACCAGTTCTATTCTCCAGGGCGAGAGCATTAAGCACATGGCGGACGATTTGCAAAGCCGTATCTCCACCATGAGCCGTGACAGCGCTATCCGGACGGCCCGGACAGCAGTCACCGGAGCGCAGAACGCCGGGAGAATGGACAGCTATGTTGCCGCCGCAAAAATGGGAATTAAAGTCCAAAAAAAGTGGGTTGCGACGAAAGATTTTAGGACAAGGCACGATCATGGGATGGCAGATGGACAAATTGTAGAATATGACAAGCCATTTATTATTGGCGGTTATAAAATGATGTTTCCAGGGGACAGTTCCATGGGCGCATCTGGACACGAAATCTATAATTGCAGATGCAGAATGGTTTCCGGCACAGATTTGGACCTTGAAGCAGAGCCGCGCCAAATGCGAGTTAGAGATGCAAACGGCAGGAACGTTTTGGTTAATGAGATGACGTTTGCAGAATGGCAGGAATGGGTGAAAAGGCGTGGAAATTGAGTTTACAGACAATAGCGGGAAAGTCCTAGAAGAATTTAAAGAGGCCTGTCTGCGCGCTCTGGAACGATGTGGAATGAAAGCGGAAAGCTATGCGGTTGATCTTGCCCCGGTTGATACTGGTAATTTGCAACAGCATATTACCCACAAAGTTGATGAGAGCGAACCAGCTGTATACATAGGAACGAATGTTGAGTACGCCGCCTACGTTGAATTAGGCACTGGCGAACATTACCCCGGAGGACGGCCCACGCCCTGGGTGTACCAGGACACAAAGGGAAACTGGCATTGGACAAAAGGCAATCCGGCCCAGCCGTTTATCAAGCCCGCTGTGGCAGACCACGGGCAGACATACCAGAAAATTATTGAGGACGAGCTAAAAGACGGATAAAAATCCGCCCCCGAAGGGGCGGCGGGAATCATCCGACACTCAACCTGGACAGCAGGCCTTCTTGCAATACCTGGGAACAGTTGATGCCCCGTTTATCCGCAAGGTCTGCCATCCAGGACGGAAGAGATACATTTTTTCGGACGGCCCTTGTGTCGGTGGCGGCGCGGTATGCAAGGGTGTCAACCTGAATGAGAGACAGCACATCGGTTGGTTCATGCTCCAACGCGGCCTGTGGAGTGGCACTTGGAATGGGAAGAGATTTATCTTCCGCCACTACAAGCCAACCGGAGGCGGCATCGGTGATTTGCTCAATAGCGTCTTCGATGCTGTCTCCTGTGGTGACGCAGCCGGGAAGGTCGGGAATACGGACGTACAGTTCGGTTCCATCCTCTGTGGGGGTAAAGATCGCGGTATAGGTATATTTCATAATAGCCTCCATGATAGCAAGGAGGTCAAGGGGCTTTATTAGCCCCTATCCCTCCGGTTTTGTTTGATTTCCTTGCGTATGTATCGGAGCGTATTTTCGGTGAACTTGTGGCGCTTGACGGGGATGGAGCATTTCAATCCTGGATTGTAGTAGATGTCGTGGTTGGTTCCGTGCCGCTCGAATCTGTATCCGCCTTTGTCAAGCTCTTGAATCGCCTGATCTCTTGGAGTCATAGCGCACCTCCCTTATGATTTTATTATACACAGTTTTACACAAAAGTCAACAGAAAATACTCAAAAATACACAATATTTTATTTTGGTAAACACCGCAGAGAACAGCGGTTTTTATACAACGTTCGCCCCCAAAGAACCGGGGCCAAAGAAAAGGAGAACGATATATGGCACTCACACGCAAGCTTTTGAAGGGCATGGGTCTGACGGACGAACAGGTCGACACCATCATTGAAGCCCATACCGACACCGTGGACGGCCTGAAAGCCGATGTGGAAAAGTACAAGGGCGACGCGGAAAAGCTGCCCACCGTCCAGAAGAAATTGGACGATTTGAAAGCCGCAGGGGACGGCGGCTACAAAGAGAAGTACGAAAAGGAGCACAAGGCCTTTGAGGGCTTCAGGAAGGAGCGTGAAGCCAAAGATACCCGGGCGGCCAAGGAACAGGCGGTCATGGAGTATTTGAAAAGCAAGAACGTACAGGACACCAATCTGAAACTTGCCCTTCGGAGCCTGTCGGCGGAAATCGACGGGGCCGAACTGGAAAACGGCAAGCTGAAGGACAGCAAGGCCTTTGACGACCTGCTGAGCGGCGAACTGAGCGGTCTGGTGACCACGACCACGGAAAAAGGCACCGGCAATCCGGCAACCCCGCCCGCAAACAACGGAAAGGTCATGACAAAGGCGGATATTTACAAAAAGGACGACAAGGGCCGCTATGTAATGTCCGCCGCCGAGCGCCAGAAGGCGCTGATGGAAAATCAAATTACCTGAAAGGAATGAACTAAAAAATGGCTGCAACGAAAGTTGAGACCCTTACCAACCCTCGCGATTCCCTGCCCAACGTTTATACCAATGTGACGGCCCGGGAAGTGGATTTTGTCACCCGGTTCGACGACAACTGGGACGCCCTGCGGAACATCCTGGGCATTATGCGCCCCATCCGCAAGGCCCCCGGCTCTCAGCTGATCTCTTACACCGCCGACGTGACCCTGGAGGACGGCGACGTTGACCCCGGCAATGTGATCCCCTACAGCAAGGCCACCATTACCCAGGTGACCAAAGCGAACCTAGCCATCAAGAAGTACGCCAAGGCCGTCCCCATTGAAGATGTGGACAAGTACGGTGCGGAGATCGCTGTGGAGAAGAGCGATGACGCCTTCCTGACCAAACTGCAGAACGTGGTGCTGGGTGACTTCTACACCTTCCTGAATACCGGCTCCCTGACCGGCACTGCCGCCACTTGGCAGGCCGCGCTTGCAAAGGCCCAGGGCGAAGTGCTGAACAAGTTCGCCGCTATGGCGAAGGATGTCACCTCTGTGGTGGGCTTTGCCAACATCTTGGACGCCTACGACTATCTGGGTTCTGCGGATATTACCGTGCAGACCCAATTCGGCATCAACTACATCAAGGACTTCATGGGCTACTCCACTCTGTTTCTGCTGCCTGCCAGCGTCTCCGGCAACACTGGTATTGCCCGGAACAAGGTGCTGGCAACTCCGGTGGAGAACATCGACCTGTACTACGCGGACCCCGGCGACAGCGAGTTTGCCCGGCTTGGTCTGAACTACACCGTGCAGGGCGAGACCAACCTGATCGGCTTCCACGCCCAGGGCAACTACAGCACCGCCGTTGGCGAGACTTACGCCATCATGGGCATGAAGCTGTGGGCCGAGTACCTGGACGGCATTGCCAATATCACGGTATCCTCGGGAAACTGAGCGCGCGCCTTTCGGGGCTGACGATTGGCGCGCTGGCATTGACGCCAGCGTTTGACAGTGACACGGCGTCCTATACAGCCACTACCAGCAACGCCACCAACACGGTTACGGCCACGCCGGAGGACGAAAACGCAGAAGTTACCATCCTGAACGGTGAAACGGAAGTGGAGAACGGTACGGCGGCGACTTGGGCGACTGGTGAAAACACATTGACAATCAATGTGAAGAACGGCAGCACGGAAAAGACCTATACCGTGGTTGTCACGAAGTCTTAAATAGGAGGGCAGCGTAATGCTTGAACAGGTTTTGCGGCATCTGAATAACTGGTTTTTAGCGCCGGGTGGTATCCACGAGGATACCTATACCATACAGGACGGCGGCGTTGCGCTGCCCTTCCTGAAAAATGGTCAGTATTTCCGCATCTGTGGCAGCGTGTTCAATGAAGGGTTGCACCAGTATCCGGCGTATGCGCTGACGGATGAGACCTTTGCGGGCGCCGTGTGGTCGCTGGCGGTGCCCAAAGCGGTGGTGGAGCTGGCCGGAGAGATCGCGGAGTGGGAAAAGAAGAATGGGGCGGCGGCAAAAAGTCCGTACCAGTCGGAGAGTTTCGGAGGGTACAGCTATTCAAAGTCAGCCTCCGTGTCCAGCGCGTCCGGCGGAATAAACGGCTGGCAAGACGCATTCAGAAGCCGCCTGAACGATTGGAGGAAGCTATGAGCCTGTTAGACGATTTTGCACGGCCCTGCGTGCTGCTGGAAAAGACGAGGCAGCCAGACGGCGAGGGCGGATATACCGTCGAATGGACGGACGGCGCGGAGTTCCAGAACTATCAGGCGCTGGACACCACCATGGAGGCCCGGATCGCGGAAAAGCAGGGCGTCACCAGCGTGTATTCCGCCCTGGTGGACAAGGCGGTTCCAATTGAGTACAACGACTATTTCCGGGATACCTCCACGGGGCAGACCTACCGGGTAACCTCCAATCCCAGTGAAAAAGAGGCCCCCAAGTCCGCCACGTTCTCCCTGAAGTTCTTCACTGCGGAGAGAAAGGAGCTGCCCACATGAAAGTAAATGTTTTGGGCGCTGAATATAGCGTGACTGTGACGAATGAAGTAAAAGAACCACGCCTGACAAATAAAGATGGGTTCTGCGACGAAACAACCCATGAGATATTTGCTGAGGACTACACCGGAGCAAAAGTTACAGACGACCTGGACAGCAAGAGGCTTCTGAAAGAGCAGAGCAAAAAAGTTTTGCGTCACGAAATCACTCACGCATATCTCTTTGAAAGCGGACTGGCCGAAAACAGCGAATGGGCGCAAAACGAGGAAATTGTTGACTGGATTGCAATACAGGGGCCAAAACTGTACAAGGCATGGCAGGAGGCAGATGCGCTATGACCAAAGGCGCGGCTTTGCAGGCTTTTTTTGAGCGTTTCCTGCCGTCCTATGCGGCGTCTGCCGTGCCGAATGATGTGACATTCCCCTATCTCACCTATGAGCTTATCACAGACGCCTGGGACGGCGGAGAGGTTGGTATAACGGTCAACCTGCGGGATTACACCACCAAAGAAGCGCCGCTCAATGCAAAAGCGCAGGAGTTGTCTAATGCTATTGGCTTGGGCGGCGTGACGCTCCCTTGTGATGATGGCTTTATCTGGCTGAAACGCGGCTCCCCCTGGTGCCAGAGCCTGTACGACGCCAGCGACAGCCACATCAAGCGGCGGTATTTGAACGTGACCGCCGAATACATGACTTTGAATTGAAAGGACTGAAAAGAATTGAAAT